ATGGCTCTACGACTCACCCAGTTCGCACGCTGCGCCAAATGCCACGTCTACAAGTCCGGTTGCCTCAGGACAGGCCGGGCCTGGTACTGCCCAAGCTGCCAAGTCGAATCGCTTGATCGGATCATCGCCGAGATCCTGGAGGACTCCATGCCGACGCCAGCTGCCGAGCTAGTGGAGTGGTCCCCGGACGGTCACCGTCTTATCGGTGGCGACCACGACTTACAGCACTGCCCGCGCTGCGGGCCGGCGGGTGCAGCATGAGCACGGCCCAGCAGCCAGCGCCGGCCGACTTCCATGCCGTCATCCGCACATCAGCCGGGACGACCGTGCTAGAGCTGGCCGGCGACCTGCAGCACGCTCGCCGCTCCACCTACCGACTGCGCAGCCACATTGCGCAGCACACCACCACCACCGCGATATTGCAGGCCAACGTGCTGGGCGCGTGGATGACGATCGAGGAGCACCGACTGTGACCGACACCCGCCCTCACCTGTGGTCATGGAACGGCATGGAAGAGCCGGCCACGCTCTACTACTGCGTCCGTTGCGAGCAAACCACCAGCTACCCGACCCGAGACCGGGTCTGCACCGGCAAACCCACGCTGGTCACGAATCAAAACGGCACCGTCACCAGCTCCGACTGGGACACTGACGGCGCCTCGTTCTACCTGGCCCTGCTAGCAATCGTGGTGCTGTGCTTCCTGACGGTAGGCCCCGACGCGGCCTGGCTACGTTTCACGATCGTGCTCAGCATGGCCGCCGGGGCAGGGATCATCTACGCCGTCCTGACCGTCTGGGAGCGCCGTCGATGACCACACCTGACCTAACGACAGCGCTGCTCGACGGGCCACGACTAGCCTTCGCCAGCCTTGTCAGCATCTTCCAGGCCATCCAGCCCAGCCAGCTGCTGCTCGCTGCCGGCGCAGGCCTGGGCGGGATCCTGGGCCTGGTGCTGCTCGCCTGGCTGCTTCGCACCTCCGCGCAGGACATCTGCTACGACCGGCTCCAGCGGACCTACGACGCCGACGGGTGGCCAGCTACGCGCCGGCTGGCCGCGGGCATGGACGGGTTCCACGGGATCGACTGGCTCAGCGTCGTCGACCAACTCGGCGAAGCCTGGTTTCGGGAACAGGCTCGCCACTGACAGCTGCCGGCCCCTACCGCACCAGGTAGTCAATAACTCTGCTCAGATCACCTGCGGACCGCTCGAGGTGGCGCTCGACGGCTCGGCCGTACTGTCGGCCCATTGCTGCCAGCGTCCTCTCGAGGTCCGGGGTTCCCCTGCGGATCCTCAGCGACCCTGCATCGGCGAGCTGGCTACCGAGCAGGCCGGCCAACGTCCTAGTCGTCTTAGTCGCGCAGAACGTCTCGGCTGGGCTGAGCCCGCTCACGTGAGCCTTCATGCCGGACTCCGGCCGCAGCTGCACCTCCACCCGATTCGTACCTTCGGCATACTGGCCTGGCGACTCGAGCCACTTCTCGTAGACCCGGACCCGGACCATCGACCGCGGCGAACCCAAGTACACCGTGCGGCCCTCTGACACTCCACCGCGCCGGCTTTCCATCGTCGTCACCAGGGAGTTATACATATCGCCGGCCTGCTCGCAGAGATCAACCAGCTCCTCGTACGGAGCCAGTGTGTCTACTCGGGTGTCAACACGCGCCGTCCTGGCACCGTGCAGCTGCACCACATCCGGCCTGGTCAGATCAGCGGCCCCGGACGTACTCACAACGTGAACGTCATCGCGGCCGCCGAAGTACACCGTCCCCAGCACGTAGCCATCACAATCGAACGCGCCCACCGACCCAGTCCAGCCCTGCATGCCCTTACCCGGAACGTGGTGCTGCCCGCCGACCGCCAGCAGCAGATCGCCGACAACACGCTTGACTTCGGGCAGGCCATCGTCGCCGATCGCCTCGTGCGTGGTAGCTGACCAGTCCCATCCGTACGGATGTCCGTTTTCTGAACTGACCCCCGTGTTACCGACTGGGGGTCTCGACTCGTGATCTACAGTTGGCGGTGGCACACGATCCCCGGCCCGAACACTGAGAGTCTGAGTGCCGCCAGGCGGCCCCGCGCTACCAACGCGGGGCCGCTCCGATTCCTACGCACGGCCGCGCGGGCCCCGGGAGCGCGCCAGGAGCACCAACGCCAGCCCCGCGACCACCACCACGACGGGCAGCGGCAGCCACCACAAGACGCGGTACACAGCGCCGCGGACAACCACCCGCGCGAGCCAACTCCCGAGCGACAAACCGGACGACTGCCGATGCAGAAGCGCCAGGATCCCGATCACGACTTCGGTCCCAGCAGCGGGTAGCCGCGGACGACGTACAGCCATTGCGAACGGAGCAGGACCAGCCACCCCAGGACGTCCGCGGCGATCCGTAGGCCGGCCATCAGCTGGCCACCCTGTGCGAGGCCTGCCGCGCGTCCGGCACCGCGGCACTGCCGGCGACGGCGAACGAGTCAAACGCCGTCTGCCAGGTTGCCGTGCGGACGAGGCCGAAGCCCTTCGCCTTGGCGTTCTTGTTGATGCTCATGGCGGAGGTGTCCAGGCGCGAGACGTCGAAAGCCTTCTGCATGATCAGCCTGGTTGACGGCCAGGCCCTGCCGGGGATGTGCTTAGTCCGCAAGGAGCGGCACAGAACCACCAGGAAAGTCACCTCCCGGAGGATCTTGTCGGCCCGCGCGAAGGCCGGCGCGGTCCAAAGCAGCCGCGCGTCGAACTTGCGCAGCTGCTGCACGGTCTTCTCGAACGCCTTGTTCCGCCCAGCGTCGCGCGAGGCGAACATGGCGCCGGCCTCGTCGAGGACGACATTGCAACTGCCGATATCGCCGAGCAGGTCGGGCAGCTCCTCGACGCTGGCCACGTAGAGGTGTTCGGCCGAGATACCAGACACATTCGTGACAAGGGGCCGGCTGTGCCGAGTGAAGTCGACCAGCGCGTAGGCGATCGCCGACAGCGTCTTGCCTGAACCGTTACAGCCGACGTACGCCGTGATCGGTTGCGGTTTGATCATGCGCCACCACCTCCAGTGAACAGGGATACGAGCCGTCGGGTGAGCCGGGCCAACCCGAGCGGAATGATCAGGGCCAGCAGCACGCCGGCCGCTGCTATCACCGGACCGACCGGCAGGAAGTACATAACCGCGCCTGGCACGTAGGCAACTGCCGTCGTGATCGCCGACGTCGCCGTTGACCAGAACGCGGGCGGGCTGGGGAGCAGGGCCTGGAGCCAGCTAATCAACGTGTTGAACAAGCCGGCCAGCATGCTCATGAACGCTTCGGTGATCACTCGTCATCACCGCCGCCGGACATGCCAGCCACGTCCATCCCGAGCGCACCCATGACCATCCGCAGGACTCGCCAGCCGACACCGATGAGGACCAGGGCGAGACTGCCGTAGTAGGTGAAGCCCCGCACGACCGGCCACGGTGAGCTGCAGGTGTTGACCAGCGTCGCAGGCGCTGTGTGACCAACGAGGGTGCCGAGGTTGATTCCCGGCAGAGTGATCGGGCCGCAGCTGCCGTCGGTGAGGGTGGGGAACGACGGCAGCCAGCCCGCCGGCAACGGGTTGGCCAGGGTCAGGCTGGGGAACTTAGTTGGAATGAACAGCCGCGGCAGGACGCACGTGATCGCGTCGGAGATCCAGACCGGGATGAAGACCGCCGACCATCCCGACGGCCAGCAGCTGCCAGCGCCCGTAGTGCCTGGATTCGCATCGGGCTTTACCAGGTTGTCCGGGATCTGGCCGGTAGCCGGGTCGGCGTACGGGACGCCCTGGGCCTGCCGTTGCGGATCGAACGTCGGAGCGTAGGCGTTGCACTCCGACAAAGCCACCGACTGATCGGATGTCGTCCCCGTTGTGCCATACGTGCAGAGGTAATCGCTGCTCTTCGTGGAATCCGCGAACCATCCGGCGCAGCCTGTGCTAGCCAGGAAGCAGCTGGTCTTGTTGCCGGCCGCATCGACCTTCCACAGCGTGAGCAGGCACTTCGTGGTGATGCAGGCCGGGTAGTTCTTGCGGGCCGTCGTCAGCGTGCTAGGCGCGGTGAATGTCCATACAGTTTTGTTCGGCAGGCCGGGTGTGATCTCGAC